GGACGCCTTGGTCTAGCTAATTTATTGCTTGCGCTGATTCTGGTTCTGGAGGGTGGCACCACCCTTTATGTAGGCAACAAGGTCGTGTACCACACGGTTTGTGAATACAAGGAACTTAACTCAGAATCAGACAAGCGATATAGGTGGTATGTACGTGGTGCATACCGATGTCCGCCTTATGTAAGGCACTACAACTAGGAGTAACGACGATGGGAAAAGACGAAAAGACCCCAATCACCGTTAACAACAAAGAGTACATCCTTGAAGATTTTACAGATCGACAAAGAGCGCTCTTGAATCACATTAATGACCTCGATCGAAAGATCGGTAATTCTCAGTTCAACTTAGAACAGCTTTCATTTTGCCGCACAAAGTTTATTGAAGACTTAGCACAAGATCTTGAAAGTGAGGAGCAGGCTGAGGAAGCCGAAGAAACAAACTAATTGTCATAGGATGGTGGTAAACCCATCCTTTTCGGGGGGTGGGTTTTACAATGATAGATCCTATAACTGCAGTTGCCGCCGCTACTAAATCCTATGCAATGGTTAAAGCGCTCGTCGAGGCGGGGCGCGAAGCACACGATGTCATGTCTCAAGTCGGAGAGTGGTACGGCCACGCTTCTGACGTACTGTATGCCGATCAAAAAACCAAAAAGGTTAACCCTTTCAAGAAAGTGGTTTTTGCTAAAAGCGTCGAAGCAGAGGCGCTTAAGGCGTTTGCGGCTAAGAAAAAGATTGAAGCACAACGTAAAGAGATCATTCAGCTTATCAACCTTGCATACGGCGCTCAGGGCATTGAAGAGTTTCGTGACTTAAAAAGGCAGGTAGTACGCGAACGAAAAGAGATGGTTTACGCGCAACAGGAAATGCGTGAGAATATTTTGTCGGGTATACTCGCTTTTATAATGATTGTGATTGTTATTGGCCTAACTTTATTCATAGCGAGTTAAGACATGGATACTGGGGAAGAAGCGTTAAAACGAATTGAAATTCATCAAGCCGAGTGCGAAATCCTTCGTAAATCTATAGATGATCGGCTCGATCGGATAGAAAAAAGGCTTGATGACGGTGGTGGTCAATTCAAACGGCTCGAACGCATGATACTTGGTAATAGCTTGTTAATTGTAGGCGTGTTAAAAGGCGCGGAGTACCTCTCATGAATTTTGACAAGATCAAAGGCATCATCGGTGGATTAGCTCCCACGCTAGGCACGGCTCTCGGCGGACCACTTGGCGGCGCCGCAGCCAACGTCATTGCTGAGGTGTTGGGTTGTGACCCTAACCCAACCAAAATTGAGCGTGCTATAGCTCAAGCAACTCCCGAACAAATTGCAGAAATCAAAAAGGCTGAGCTGGATTTTGAGGCTCGCATGAAGGAGCTAGACGTTGATATCTTTGCAATCGAAGCACAAGACAGACAACACGCACGAGATTCCTTTGCGGAAGACTGGACGGCCAGAGCCATCGCTCTTGTCAGTATTGGTCTTTTTGGGGCTTATGTGTTTGCCGTTACTTTGGACCCTCCTGCCGACGACGGTGTTGTCAACCTTGTCCTGGGATATCTCGGGGGGATTGTCTCTGCGGTAGTCAGTTTTTACTTTGGATCTTCTCAGAAAAGTAACAAGTAGAAGCGTATAATACGCGCTCCTGAAATCGGAGCGCCCCATGAAATCCTCTTTTGTATGCACAATTTGCAACTTTTTGCTAACAAGTGGTTGCGTCTGTTTGCCCATTGCGATTATTCTTTTGGCCAGTCAATAGACTGGAGTGAGTATGAGACTGAACGGCGAGGTCGAGTCTATGCTCGACAGCCCTTGCGTGGGTTGGTGTTCGGTACGTCAATTTGGTGACACGCAGTGTAAAGGCTGTGGTCGTGCTGAATGGGAAATAAAGGATTGGAAGCGGTTGCCGGCGATCTACCGTCGTCTGCGAGTGATTGGGTTGGCCGAGGAGGGGTATACTATACGTCACCTCACAGGACCAGGGTGGCGTCCACAACTCAAGAATATCTCGGAGACCACGAATGAGAATCAGCAATGAAGGCATTGACTTAATAAAACATTTTGAAGGCTGCGAGCTGAAGTCATACCAGTGCAGCGCTGGTGTTTGGACGATCGGCTACGGCCACACGTTTTGCGTAAAAGAAGGCGATAAAATTACACAAGAAGCAGCCGAGGAGCTGCTGCGTGAAGACCTGCAAGATTTTGAAGATTACGTTGAAAAAATGGTTGAGGTTGATCTAAGTCAAAACCAATTCGATGCGCTAGTCTCATGGACGTTCAATCTGGGGTCTGGAAACTTATCAAGAAGCACGCTGTTAAAAGTGCTCAATGCGGGAAAGCATGATGAGGTTCCAGAGCAAATAAAGCGGTGGAATCGTGCAAACGGAAAGGTGCTAGAAGGACTCAAACGGCGCCGCGAAGCAGAAGCCGCATTGTGGGAAGGTAACGACTGGAAACATGTCTAACGCTGCGCTAAAAGATTTTGACGTACTTAGTCAGCAAGAGCAGCAAGAGGCGCTTGCGCTATTGGATCGGTACAAGCGCCTTGAAAAACAAGACATCTGTCAAAAAGACTTTATTAGCTTCGTAAAAAGCCAGTGGCCCGACTTCGTGGAGGGCCGTCACCACAAAATTATTGGCGAAAAATTTAACAAAATAGCCCAAGGTAAGCTCAAGCGTTTGATTGTTTGTTTACCGCCACGACACACCAAATCAGAATTTGCTTCGACATTCTTCCCAGCGTGGATGATGGGCTTGCGTGGCAACCTTAAGATTATTCAAACAACACACACCGCTGAACTGGCGGTTCGTTTTGGTCGTCGAGTGCGAAACATCATCGACTCAGACGACTACAAGGAAGTGTTTCCCGACCTGTCATTACAGGCAGATAACAAATCAGCCGGGCGTTGGACGACCAACCAAGGCGGCGAATCGTTCTATGCCGGTGTGGGCGGTGCGATCACCGGTCGAGGTGCGGACCTTCTGATTATTGATGACCCCGTATCAGAACAAGATGCCCTCAGCCCTACTGCCATGGATTCCGTGTATGAGTGGTACACGTCCGGTCCACGACAGCGTTTGCAGCCTGGCGGGATTATTGTGATCGTAATGACGCGCTGGTCGACAAAAGACCTCGTCGGAAAAGTGTTAAAAAAACAAGGCGAAGATCATGCAGACCAGTGGGAACTTGTTGAGTTCCCCGCGATCATGCCTGAGTCAGAAGAGCCGCTGTGGCCTGAATTTTGGAAAAAAGAAGAACTGCTGTCCGTTAAAGCCTCGCTACCGGTTGCCAAGTGGAATGCGCAATGGATGCAGAACCCAACGGCGGAAGAAGGTTCTATTGTAAAACGGGAGTGGTGGAACGTCTGGGACCGCGATTATGTGCCGGCATACGACTACGTCATTCAAAGTTACGATACGGCATTCTCTAAAAAAGAAACGGCGGACTATTCAGCGATTACCACATGGGCTGTTTTTAAGCCTAAAGACGGTGATCCTGACGCGATTATCCTGCTAGACGCAAAGCGCGTGCGATTGGATTTCCCTGAATTAAAAAAATTAGCTTGGGAAGAATACAAGTATTGGGAGCCTGATTGCGTGCTTATTGAGGCGAAAGCATCGGGCACGCCTTTGACGCAAGAGCTGCGCCGCATGGGTATTCCTGTAACAAGCTATACGCCAAGCCGAGGGCAAGATAAGATTGCAAGAATGAACTCCGTGGCCCCGATTTTTGAGTCTGGTATGGTGTGGGCACCGGAAGAGAATTTTGCGGAAGAGGTGGTAGAAGAAATGGCGTCTTTCCCGTATGGCGAACATGACGACTATTGTGACTCTTCTACTATGGCGTTGATGCGTTTTAGACAGGGCGGCTTTTTAACCCTAGGCACCGACCAGATGGATGAGATTCACCCGATGCGGCGTGACAGAAAGGTATATTACTAATGGCGATTGAGAAGCGTGAACTAGGCACACAAGACGACCCAGATGTCATACCCATGGGTTCTGCGATGGAGGTCGTACCAGAGCCAACACGCGCAGATCAAATCCGTGAAGCGGCAGAAATTCTTGTCACAGAAGAAGACATTCTGATTGACGAAGAGATTGACGCGCCCGTAGATATAGAAACCGGCGTGCCGTTTGACTCAAACCTTGCTGAGTTTTTGGTCGACTCTGACCTTATGGTCCTAGCTAAAGACACACTTGCGTCTATTGATGCGGACAAAGAGTCGCGATCCGACTGGGAAAAAACCTACGTCGACGGCCTTAAGTATCTCGGCATGAAGTTCGATGATGCTCGAAGCACGCCCTTCCAAGGATCAACGGGTGTTATTCACCCCATACTGGCAGAGGCAGTGACGCAGTTCCAAGCGCAGGCGTATAAGGAAATGCTGCCGGCGAAGGGTCCAGTAAAGACTGAAATTATCGGTATGCGCTCACCGGAGGTGGAGGCGCAAGCCAACCGCGTCGAAGAGTTCATGAACTTTTACATCCTGAATGTCATGCAGGAGTTTGATCCTGAGCTTGACATGATGCTCTTTTACTTGCCTTTGGCTGGGTCTGCCTTCAAGAAAGTGTACTACGACACGGCGCAAAATAAGGCCATGAGTAAGTTCATCCAGCCGCAGGATCTTGTGGTGCCTTACGAGGCGTCTGACATTTTTAGTGCAGAGCGTGTGACCCATGTTTTGCAGATGTCAAAAAATGAAATCCGCAAGAACCAGCTCTCTGGATTCTATCGTGACGTGCCTTTGACTGGCGGCAGTTACAATCTGACTCGTGATGAGATAGAGGAGCAGATCGACGAGATAGAGGGCATGGAGCCTAGTTATCGCAACGATCGGGACCACACCGTTTACGAGGTGCACACGGTCCTTGATCTACCGGGTTACGAAGACCTTGACGCGCAAGGCGAGCCAACAGGGCTTAAGCTGCCTTACATTATTACGATTGATGAGTCATCTCAAAAGGTGCTTTCGATACGTCGAAACTACCTAGAGAATGACCCGCTCAAACAAAAAATTAACTACTTTGTGCAGTATAAGTTCTTGCCTGGGCTAGGGTTTTACGGTCTTGGTCTAAGCCACATGATTGGCGGCTTGGCAAAAGCATCTACCTCTATCCTCAGACAGCTTATCGACGCGGGAACATTGGCTAACCTACCCGCCGGCTTTAAGGCGCGCGGTATGCGAATCAGGGATGAGGATGATCCGCTTCAGCCTGGCGAGTTCCGTGACATTGATACCACCGGCGGTTCACTCAAAGAAAACCTCATACCGTTACCCATCAAAGAACCCAGTAATGTTTTAATGCAGTTGCTTGGGTTGCTGGTGGATTCTGGTAAGCGGTTCGCATCTATTGCTGATATGAACGTGGGCGACATGAATCAGGCGATGCCTGTAGGCACTACGGTTGCGTTGCTAGAGCGCGGCACAAAGGTGATGTCTGCGATCCACAAGCGGCTGCATTACAGCCAGCGGGTGGAGTTCCAGCTACTTGCACGGGTGTTCTCAGAATATCTTCCGCCCTCATACCCTTACATGACAGGAACAGGACCTTCAGAAGTCAAGATGCAGGACTTCGATGGTCGGATTGACATTATCCCCGTCAGCGATCCAAACATATTTAGCCAGAGCCAACGGATCACCATGGCTCAAGAGCTTTTACAGTTGGTGCAGTCAAACCCTGAGATACACGGCCCACAAGGCATGTACGAGGCTTATAGACGTATGTATGCCGCACTTGGCATTGATAACGTAGAGGGACTGTTACAGCCTCCTGCACCACCACCTGTACCGCAACCTGTGGATGCCGGCTTGGAAAACTCTGGCTTTATGATGGGACAACCCGCAAACGCCTTTCCACAACAAAACCATCAAGCTCACATTGACGCGCACCGCAGTCTATTCCTGACTGATTTAGTCAAGAATACACCGCCGATACAGGGCGGCATTATTGCGCACATGATGCAGCACTTGCAGTTTATGGCAACGGAGATGGCTCAGGAGCAAATACCTCCAGAGCTGCAACAGCAAATGGAGCAGCTCAATCAGGCGGTGGCTGCTGGGCAGGTGCCGCAAGAGCAAATGCAGCCATTGCAGCAGCAAATGATGGATATGACAGAGCAGTTCTCTGCGCCCATTTTGGCTCAGCTCACGCAAGACCTGCTGCTAAGCATTGGTCAAGGAAGCGAGGAAGATCCTCTTGTGGCCATCCGCCAGCGAGAGCTAGAGCTGCGCGATAAAGAAATGGACATGGACCAAGCACAGTTTGAAGCAAAACAACAATCCAGACAAAATGAAAAGCTGCTGGAGACAGAGCTGGCCAAGCAGCGGATTGACACGCAAAAAGACATCAACAACGAAAAGATGGATTTGGCGATACAGCGACTACAACAACAAGCTGAACTCAAACTGCTTGAGCTACAGGCTAAATTTGGATTTAGACAATAGGAGGCCATCATGGCACTTGAAAAGGGCAACAACCCGAAAGCAATTAAGAAAAACATCAAGACTGAAATGGCTGCTGGGAAACCCCACAACCAGGCCGTCGCGATTGCTATGAAAAAAGCAAAAAGCCTGAAAGATGGTGGTGAGGTCAAGCGAGTCAAGAAGAAGGTTCGTGGTGGCGGCGCCGCGACTAAAGGTCTTAATTTTTACGAGATTGACTAATGCGCGAAATAGATCTTGCAAGCTCTATCAAGAAGGCTATCGATGAGCGACGTGAGCAGTTGGTCATGACGTTGACCACGGGTGCACTTACGTGCATGGAACAATACAAATATATACATGGCGAGCTAAACGCTCTATCATTTATCGAAGACGAAATTTCAGAACATTTTAAGGAGCGATAAATGAGTGTGGAGGGGGCTTACGTCGAGCCGGATCAAGTGGTTCTTGATCCTACGTTGCTTGAAAAAAGCGCGATTGAAAGGATGCCAGACCCAGTGGGTTGGCGCATGTTGGTCTTGCCTTATTCGGGTGTGGCCAAATCAAAGGGAGGCATTGTTCTTACGAAAGCCACTGTGGATCGCGAAGCACTTGCGACCGTTGTGGCGTATGTCGTGAAAATGGGGCCGCTTTGTTATAACGACAAAGAAAAGTTCGGCGATACGCCGTGGTGTCAAGAAAAGCAGTGGGTCATGATTGGCCGCTATGCTGGCGCTCGGTTTAAGCTGGAAGACGGCGCGGAAGTGCGCATGATTAATGATGACGAAGTCATCGGCACAATTCTTAACCCAGACGATATAGTGAGTTATCTATGAGTGTTGAAAATACAGCCCAGGCTCCTCAAGAAGAGGAAATTGAAATTCAAATCACCGACGAGCCGGAAAAAAGTGAAGACGAGCTAGAGCGTTACACTAAATCGGTCTCTAAGCGGATCAACAAGCTCAATGCAAAAACACGCGAAGCAGAAGAGCGTGCCCAGCAATATGAGCAGATGATTTATCAGCAGCAGGCTGAGCTTCAGCAATACAAGCAGATTGCACAAACGTCTCAGTACACCTCTTTGCAAGCAGAAGAGGAAAAGCTGAAATCTCAAGAAGCTCAGGTTGAGGATATCTACAAAAAGGCCGTGCAGAGTCAGGATGCCGACCTCATGTCAAAAGCGGATACGCTTAAAAATGACATAGCAATTAAGAAAGAAAAACTACGGGTTGCGAAGGCGCGTCAAGTGCCTCTGCAGCAAGAGCAATATCAGCAATATGAACAGCCCGTACAACTACCGATGCAACAACAAGAGCCTCAACCTACACAAGAGGCACTTTCTTGGCATGAAAAAAATCCTTGGTATGGGGATAGTGAAGATGAGGAAAACGTACAGGCCACGCAGTACGCTTATTTCACGCACTACAACTTAATTAACGAGGGCTATGAGCCAGACTCTGAAGAATATTATGATGCACTAGATTCTCGCGTTAGGAAGGTTTATCCTAATTTGCGCAAAGGTGCTTCTGGAGGTAATTCAGGCACCGTTGTAGCCGAATCAACAGGACGACAACCCGCCGTGCAAAGAGTTGCGTCCGCCACACCAAGTGGTCGGCAACAAACACGAGGCAACAGGGACGGTGTGAAGTTTACGAATAGTGAACTTGAGCGATTACGTGGTCTTAAGCCGCATAATATGACCGAGGAGGCTTGGCTCAAGGCGGTTGCAAAAGAGAAGCTCAAAGTAGCTCAAAGAGAGGCAAGGTAATGGCAGATACAAAAAACACCCGTTCTTCGCGTGAAAGCGGAGCGCACGATAATCAGGCTCGGCGAAAAGTATGGCGCCCAGTGCGTAAGTTGGAAACTCCCCCGGCTCCTCCCGGTTATGTATACCGATGGATTCGAGAGAGCATGCTAGGAACGGAAGACCGAGCTAATGTCTCGCGTCGTATTCGTGAGGGATGGGAACTGGTTCGTGGAACCGACCTTCCCCCCGAATGGGAACTTCCTACCATGGACAACGGAAGGCACGAAGGCGTCGTTTATAACGAAGGCTTACTGCTGGCTAAGATGCCCGAGGAGTTCGTTGAACAGCGTAGTGATTACTATGCTAATGAGGCGGCAAAAGCTAAGGACGCATTGGACAACAACATGTTCAATGAGGCCAGAGGCGATTCTCGGTACGTACAATACGATCCTAACCGCAGTAGCCGTGTAACCTTTGGCAAGCAATAGGAGATTGATCCATGGCAAATAAAGATGCCGCATTTGGACTTCGTCCTGCCCACATGATGGGTGGTGCTCCATACTCAGGTGGCCAATCGCGTTATAGAATCGCCAACAACCAATCAGGTGCTATTTTCCAAGGTGACTTGGTTAAGCAACTAACTGGCGGTACTGTTTCTCGTGCAGCAGCCTCATCTACCGTTCCTGTCGTTGGCGTGTTCAACGGCTGTCGGTATACGGACCCAACCACTTCTGAGCAGGTTTTTTCTAACTACTACCCCGGTGCTGTAGCCGCAGACGACATCATTGCGTTTATCGTTGATGATCCAAATGTCGTGTTTGAGGTACAGGCTGACGCTGCGTTCCCAGTTGCTGACTTGTTCGGTAACTTTGACGTAGTTGATCAGACGCCTACGGGTGATACACGTTCTGGACGATCAAACATGGAGCTTGATGTAACGACTGGTGCTACCACCACGACATTGCCACTCAAGGCCATTGATATCAGCCAGGATCCCGACAACGACGACGTAGCAAGCGCTAACACCAACGTGATGGTGGTTATTCAAAACCACATCGCAGGTGTTAAGTCTGCCGGTCTAGCATAAGGAGGCTAATTAGATGGCTATTTCACGCGCACAATTAGCAAAGGAGCTTGAACCCGGCCTTAACGCCTTGTTCGGCATGAGCTATGACACATACGACCGTGAGTACGAAGAAATCTTTGCTATCGAAGATTCTCAGCGTGCTTTTGAAGAAGAAGTTCTGATCACAGGCTTTGGAAGCGCACCCGTTAAGACCGAAGGTCAGGGCGTATCTTTTGACACTGCGACAGAAGGCTTCACGGCTCGTTATACTCACGACACCATTGCACTGGCGTTTTCGCTGACAGATGAGGCTGTAGAGGACAACCTTTACGACTCACTCGGTCGTCGTTACGTTAAAGCATTGGCTCGATCAATGGCTAACACTAAGGAAGTTAAGGGCGCTGACGTTCTTAACAACGCCTTCAACGCGAGCTTCGCTGGCGGTGACGGTCAGCCTTTGATCTCAACAGCACACCCATTGGCGGGTGGTGGTACTCTGGCAAACCGCGCCACTACTATGGCGGACCTCAACGAGACTTCATTGGAGGATTCACTGATTGATATCAGCACCTTCACTGACGATCGTGGTCTTACCATTTCAGTACAAGCGACTAAGCTGGTAATTCCACCTCAGTTGACGTTTGTTGCAGATCGTATCCTTAACTCGCAATTGCGTGTTGGTACGGCTGATAACGACATCAACGCAATCCGCAACACTGGCGTACTGCCCGGCGGTTACACGGTAAACCATTACCTGACTGACCCCGATGCGTACTTCATCCTGACATCTGTCACCGAATCTGGTGAAGGTCTCAAGATGTTCCAGCGTACTGCAATGGAAACGTCTATGGAGCCAGACTTCTCAACAGGCAACATCCGATACAAGGCGCGTGAGCGTTATTCATTCGGATTCTCTGACTGGAGAGGCATCTACGGTTCACAAGGCGCATAAGGTTTAGTGACCTAACTTCAGGGGCCAATCGGCCCCTTTTTTTTGTCTGTTTGTGTTGTATGATGGGAGGGTCAATCCTGACAGTTTTTAACTGACACTTGCCACGACAGGAGACTTATCATGGCTAACACTACCTTTTCAGGCCCAATCAAGGCCGGAACTATTAAAGCAACTACTGGCACGACAGTAGGTGAAAACAAAGCTAACGTCGGCTTTGTGCTTATGGCGCAGAGCGGAAACGTGGTTTTTGGCGATGACGGCACGACAACCGTTGTTGCAACACTTCCTGCAAACAGCCAAATCTTTCAAATTACAGTCGATGTGACCACCGCATTCGATGCTGGAACCACCAACACATTTGACCTTGGCGATGGTTCTACTGCAAACGAGTATGCAGACGCACTGGATGTTAGCGCTCAGGCTCGTGTTTTAGCGACATCTGACGTTTCGCAAATTGGAAACCTAGTTGACATCGGCACCTCTGACGTAGACGTAACAGTCACATACAACCAGACTGGTACTGCGGCTACCGCAGGCGCGGCTACTGTCACTGTCCTATACGTGCAGAACCGTAACCTTTCGTAAGGGGGTAACCCGTGGATAGTTTATCTCAAGTATTTCAGGGGCATCGGCATGAGAGCGGCTTTGTCGCTCTCGGTCGGCATCGCCTGAAGGAGTTTAGTGTCGTAGGTACGGCCTCTGCGGGAACCTTCGTAGTGTTTGATACTGACACAGCTCCAGAAACAGGGACTTATGCTCAATCTGGAACGACAGTCACAGTTACCGACACAGGACACGGTTTGTCCACTGGTGATGTCGTTGGAATCAACTTTGCTGTAGGGACAGGCGGGACTGCACAGCCAGGTAATTATCCGATTACTGTGACAACCGCTAATGCGTTTACGGTCGAGATGCTGAACTCTGACACGATTACAGGCACTCCAGCCTGTCAGTATGTAGCAAACAGCGGCTCAACTCAAAAGACGCCAAAACGCTGGATTATGTCCAAACATACGTCTGCGGCAGACACTTTTTCCAATGTGTTTCAGATCCCCAATAGTGGCTTTATTGTCAGAAACGGAATTTATTTCTTGATGACAAACCTCACTGAAGCAGACGTTTTCTACGAGTAAGTTATGGCTGATACCAAGGACGTTAAGCGATCTGAAGGCGGACGGCTCACCTACCGAGGTGAGTCGTTCCCCGGCTATAACAAGCCAGTGCGCACCAGTGGCGGCAATAAGAAGTTTAAGGTCCTAGCCAAAAAAGGTGATCAGGTAAAGATCGTGCGTTATGGCGATCCAAACATGACCATCAAAAAAAACAATCCAGAACGACGTAAGAGCTTCCGCGCGCGCCATAACTGCGATGCGGTAGAAAAGAAAAAGGACGTTTTCACGCCGGCATACTGGTCGTGTAAGAATTGGTGATGACATGAAGATGCAAATTCCCCGAAAAATGCCTATGCCCGGACAGGTTTTTGCAGGCGGCACTCCAAATTTCGACGAGCGTACGGGAACACGTACGGGCGGTATTAAGCCGATGCGACCACCCGGTAAGGGCGGCATACAAAGCCCACCCATCATACCCGGATTGCCATCTGGACCCTTTACTCCCGGTCAGGGCGGTATGTCACCGGGGCAATTACCAACTGGCGGCGTCCGTACTATGGAGTTTATTGACGCCAACAACAACGGCGTCGACGATCGTGATGAACCAAGCGCTGGGAGCATGACTCCGCAGCCTACAATGCCGCCCCCTGCAATGGGTGCCTCAGACGATTTATTTGGCGCGCCTGGCGCTGGCTCTTACGACAATTTGATGTCCCGCTCCTTTCAGGAGTACACCTCGGGTCAAAGCCCTTATGCAGGTGCAGCCGACTTTTTAATGAACCGCCCTGTGTTTGACCGTGGTGCACGCCCCGAAAGCTCTATGCCAAGCACGTCGATGCCATCGTTTAGCTACAGCGATCCAGGCGGTATGGGTGGACTTGCTGCTATGCAGGCTCAGCAACCTGCCATACAACAGCAGTATGATCAGTTTGCGCAACAGATTCAGTCGGCGCAGGAGGCGGCGCAACAACAGGCGCAACAGCAGTCAGATATGGCAGCGTCTGAGCGACAGGCACTTATGGATCGCATTGCAGCTCTCGAAGGAAAAGAAGGCCCAGACCTTGATGCGTTTGGCGCACAGTTGCGTCAAGATATATTGGGTGAAATTCCCGAGCAGATAGACATCGATGCGCTTCGTCGAGAGATCACGGGCGAGGTGTTGTCTATTGCGCAACAAGACTTCCCAGACGTTACCCAAATTCGCGACGAGGTGATGCGGCTTCTCCCAGAGCAGGAGCAAATTGATGTCGAAAACCTACGTCGGCAAATTCAAGAAAGCATTGATGCCGGCGCGCCCCCTGAAGAGATAGCGGCCTTACGTCAAGAGCTACAAAACCGGATTCGCCCTGTCGAAGAGCAATTAGCAACGATTCAAGACGAGCGCCCCGATATTGCTCGTCAGTTGGGAGAGTTGAGAGGTGAAATTGGCGCCTTACCTGATATCGACGTAAATGAGTTAAGAGCGCAAATTATCAGCCAGCTACCAGAGCAAGAGCGCTTGGATATAGAGGCACTGCAAAGACAAATCCAAGAAGGGCTAGACGCTGGAATGTCGCCTGAACAGCTAAGTACCTTGAGAGAGGAGCTTCAAAATAGGCTGCGCCCAGTAGAAGAGCAGATTCAATCAATACAAGACGAGCGCCCTGACATCACAAGACAAATTGGTGAGCTTAGAGGTCAGTTAGGCGCATTGCCTGACATTGACGTAGAACAAATACGTCAATCAATTATTAATCAGTTACCAGAGCAAGAGCGCGTCGATATTGAAGCGCTTCAGCGCCGGATTCAGGAAAGTATTGATGCAGGCGCTCCTGAGCAAGAAATCGCCGGCTTACGCGCAGAACTTAACCAGCGCCTAGTTCCTGTAGAAGAGCGAGTTAATAGTGTACGTGAATCAGTTGCGCAGTTTAGACAGCAGTTTGATCCGTCTTCTATCAGCGAGCAAATTGGAAACCTACGTGGTCGCCTTGAGGGGTTGCCAAACATTGATATCGAAGATATTCGTCGTCGAGTTCAAGAGGGCATTGATGCTCGACAAACCACCGGCATTAACCCTGACGCGCAACGTCAGATTGAAGAGTTACGCCGTAGGTTTGAGGAAGGACGCGGACGAATGGATCCTGACGTACTTGAGCGGCTACGCGCGGTAGAGGGGCGTCAAGGGCCTGATTTGTCTGCTATTAGAGAGCAAATTGGTGAATTGCGTGGCCGACTTGGCTCTGTGCCCGGAGAAACTTTTGATCCTTCGGCTTTACAGGCGCAAATTGAAGAGATTCGTGGACGGGTTCAAGAGCGCCCCGATGTTGAGCAAATCACTGAGCAGGTGCGCGGCAGAATTAACCCAGCGCTTGAGCGCACTCGCGAACAAATTGCACAAGAGCGTCAGCGCGATATTGAGGGCGTCAGAGGCACATTGGCTGATAGATTGGCGCAGTTCCGTGAGGCACAAAGTCAACAGCAAGCTGAAGGACAAAGACAATTAGAAGAGCGTTTCGGCGGTCAATTTCAAAATGTAGCGGATAGAGTGGCGGCCTTGAGGGAAAGCCAAGGCCGTCAGCGTGAAGAGCTGTCTGGTCAAATTAGCCCCTTAGCTGAGCGTATAGCGGCCTTACGTGAACAACAAGGACGAGCGGCTGAGGGTCGTCGCGCTATTGAAGAGAGCCTTGGCGGCAGACTGGAAGAAGTTAGGGGTCGGGTAGATCCTCTGGCGGAAAGAGTTGCCCAGCTTCGTGGCCGTCTTGACGAACGTCCTGAGATTGACGTAGACGCTCTACAGAGAAGAATCCAAGAAGGTATTCGTGTGCCACAGGTTGATCTTAGCGGCATTAGAGAGCAGATAGGGCGTCTTAGCGGTCGTCTTGACGAACGTCCTCAAATTGACGAGGGAGCACTTGCTCAGCGGATTAGAGAGAGCATAAGGCCTCAAGAGATTGACGTAGACGCTCTACAGAGAAGAATCCAAGAAGGTATTCGTGTGCCACAGGTTGATCTTAGCGGCATTAGAGAGCAGATAGGGCGCCTCAGTGGGCGTCTTGACGAGCGTCCTCAGCTTACGTCTGAGGCGGTGCAGAGAATGATTCAGGAAAGAATAGGTGCGGGGCGCACCGCTGACATCAAGCCGCAACCTACCCCACCGAAATCGACGCCTAAGACACCGCCACGAATGGGCACCTTCCCTCCTGGGTTTAGGGGCGCTGGAAGAGGAAATATCTAATGGCAAGCGAAGTACCAGATAACGTAGCTAACCCATCGCTGTATCGCAAGGCAAAAGCTAAGGCCAAGGCCAAGTTTGATGTCTATCCGAGCGCGTATGCCAACGGTTGGATGGTGCAGGAATACAAGCGCATGGGCGGAACCTATGAGGGCAAGATTGGAGGCGAAGTGACTTTAGACCCGAAAAAAAGCGACCTCAATAAGGATGGTAAGCTGAGTAAGTATGAGCGGAAGCGTGGTGAAGCTATTGCCCGTAACATGAAGTTTGGAGGCTCAGTAGAAATGCAACCTCGGGGCTGTGGCGCTATGATGCAGAACAAGCGCAAAACCGTGCGAGTGCCTCGTGGCTAAAAAACGAGGCTTAGACGACTGGTTCGACAGAGAGAACTGGGTGGATATCAGTGCGCCCAAAGAGGGCGGTGGTTACGAAAAATGCGGTCGCAAAAGCGCTGACGATTCAGAACGGGGTTATCCAAAGTGCGTGCCGGCAGCCAAAGCGGCTAAGATGTCGAAAAAGGAAGTGGCTTCTGCTGTAAGGCGGAAGCGATCGAAAAAACAAGGTGTGGGCGGTAACCCCACCAATGTCAAAACATTTGCAGCCGAAGGAGGCTCAATCATGAAAAAGAAAACCAAGGGATACGCTATGGGCGGGGGTG